ATGCAGCAATGACTGCTGGCGCCCTCATGGCTCAAAACAATGTGTGGTATCCATACATTGAAATGGCAGATGATTCAAATCTAAAAGGTCTTCCTGCACAATTAAGAATGAATGCAATTGCTTCTCACGGTGGAACTACAAAGGCTAACTTTGAGGCTTACTCATTGGCTTCATCTATAATTGGTAAATGTCACTTTTGCGTTAAGGCACATTATGAAACATTAAAGCAAGAAGGGTTTAGTGTTGAGCAATTAAGAGATATTGGAAGAATTGCTGCAACTATAAATGCATTGGCTAAGATACTAAATTCTTAGCGCAGGCGCCCTTGTAGCCCAGCGGTAGAGGCATGCGACTTAAAATCGTACAAGCGTTGGTTCGAATCCAACCAGGGGCACGAAAGGAGTTTTATGATAGAAAATTCTATTTTTGTACCAATAGCTGCTTGTGAAGAAAGATTTATTGAACAAACAGTTAGAAGTGCATTATTAAAAGCAAAGCACCCAGAAAAAATATACTTTGGAATATTTAATAATATAATTGATAAAAATAAATCTTTATTGTCTAACGATTTTATTGTTAATAATAGTCAAATTTTTTATACTGAGATAGCAACTCCTTGTCCTATGGGTACTGGATTTGCTAGAATGAACGCTTCCTTGCTACAGTTTAAAGAGTTTGAATATATGTTTCAAACAGATGCACATACATTATTTACCGAAAACTGGGATGAACAGCTAATACACTATTTCAATAAAATAAAAAATGAAAATAATATTGATGAAAATAAGATTATACTGTCTGCATCCTCTCCAATTAGTTGGTTTAGTTTTGAAAACAATCCATATAGAATAATGATGAACAGGCCAGGATTAGGTTTAGTTGAAGTAGATCCGTATGATTTAGAAAAAGATTTTTCTTCAGAAATAAAAGAAGGCGCAGTAAGCATAACTATTAAATATGATGGCTTTCAAGATAAGACATTATTTGAAAACAATATAGGGTTTCCTATAACCTATGGAAATAATAAGATTGATTCTGAATTAGAATATGAGGAAACAAATTGCGTTCACGCAAGTTTTATGTTTTCAAAAGCTAATTTAGTTAGAGATATTTTGCATGACCCAGAAGATACTTTTGACGGAGACCAAACAAATTATGGAATTAGATTATTAAGCAGGGGGTATAGAATATTTAGCCCAAAGTATCCTGTGATCTCATGTTTAAATAAGCAAGACGAGCATGGGGTCTTTGATAAAGAGTTTAATTGGAGATATAAGGTTTATACTTATGATAAAAATGCTGGTAATTATATTACATATAAAAAAAATAAATGTGAATATTTTTTCGAGAAAATGATTAATGGAGAGTATTATGGATATTGGGGTACACCAGATAAGCAATCTTTAGAGTTTGCTAAAAAGAAAATTGACTATCCAGTACAAAATTGATATAATAGAATTAGGTCGCCGAACGGGACCTAATTAACTTATTCGCTTAAAGGAGGAATAATGGTAACACAATTTGCCATGGATCTTTTTAGAGATCCTTTTTTTATCGGTTTTAACAGAGAGTTAGACCGTCTTTCCAATATCTATCGTGAGGCTACTCATCAATCTTATCCACCATACAATTTGGTAAAGATTGACGATGATACCTATCAGTTATCACTTGCGCTTGCTGGATTCAGTAAGGATGAAGTAAGTGTTTCTGTAGATAATGGAAGTTTAATAGTTAAGGGTGAGAAAGCCGAAGAGTCTTCTAAAGAAGTACTTCATAAAGGTATCGCAACCAGAAAGTTCACACGCACCTTTGCTCTAGGAGAGTATATGGAGGTGGATCGTGCTGAAATGGCAGACGGTATTCTTAACATCTTTGTGGAACGAAACATTCCCGAAGAAAAGAAACCCAAAACGATCAAAATTAAATAAGGTATAATAGAATAGTCGGGGGAGACAGCGACGTTAAATAACTGCATAGTCCTGAGCATGACTGTAAAAAACTGCTCATTAAATAAAAGGAGATCTATGCCAAGATATGAATATGCCTGCATCGAATGTGATTTTGGCATGGAAGTTAGTAAATCATTTGAGCAAGCAGACTCAATTGAAGTTTGTGAAAAATGCGGTAATCAAATGAATAAAGTTTATGGAACAATTGGTGTCCAGTTTAAGGGTACAGGTTTTTACAAAACAGATAATCCTAAATAATTAAGTGATATAATTAACTTGTTACAAAATTTGTAACAGGGAGTTTTTAATTGACTAGGACTCAAGTATGGAGATTATCATTAGCCGCAATTCTTGGATTTGGCTGGCTATTTCTTGTTCCATTAAATGCTTACGCAACCTGCGTCAACTTTATACAATCACAAACAATAGCAGCCGCTTATGAAGGCGATGCAGAGCCAACTGTCCACCACATGGACACATGCTCTGGAGATGATATAGGCTATCAAATTCCGATAGCATCAACAATAACTTTTGACGGCGTAGAATATTCCAATATATATGCCACAACTAACTCTGTAATAACATTTGGTCAGCCTGATGGCACATTCCATACTTATCCCTCTACCCCATCAATATCTTTATACTCAATGGACTGGTATCCAGGAGCTAGTGGAACATCTGGACTGGACATATATTATTCTGAGGGCGGATTTCAACTAAATCTTAATATGGTGCCATTTGGAAATTATGGAGCACAGCCAAGCACAGTGAATATACTTGTTGCAATAACTAACACAGGCGGACTAGCAGTTTCATATAGCTATCAAGGTCCTGAATATCAAAATTTAAGAACAGGGGTTAGGCTTCATGATGGATCAATTGTTTCACTAGAAGCGTGGGGAGCAACTCCAGTATCAGCAGAAGAGCCACTGCCAACTTTGCAAGCCCAGCCAGTTGCTGAACCAACACAATCTCCCGAACCTGAGCCAACTTATATCCCAATAACTATAACCCCAGAAGAGCAACAGGCAGAAGTTGCAGAGGCAACACAATTAGCAGATCAGATATCTGATTTGAATAATTTAATTGCTGCCATAAACGGAGAAGAATTAACTCCTGAACCTGAACCAACTGAAAACCCAACTCCTGAACCTGAGCCATCAAGTGAGCCAACTACAGAACCAGAACCAGATGTAGAGGTTGAGCCAGAAATTATTACACCAGAGGATCCTAGATTCCCTGATGATGGAGAGCAAACTGAACCAGATAATCCCAATCCATCTCCAAGTTCTGATACCACAGATGGGGAGAGCGAAGATCCATCCCCTGAACCTGAGCCTTCTGTAGAGCCAACACCAGAGCCTTCACCTCAGCCAACGGATACAGATCAAGATCCAACTCCTGAACCAGAGCCAATTGATTCTCAAGAACCTGTAGATTTGCCATCTAATGATGATATCATAAATAAACCAATTGACAATAGCAGTCCAATATCTGAAGAAGAGTTAAAGAATTTAAATAAACTAATTGGAGTTAATGATGCTAAATTGGCGGCGGAATTATCAAATATGTTAACTGAATTATCTCCAGAGCAAGAAAAAGAAGTTGCCAAAGACTTAGGAATTAAAACAGAAGAGGTAGCTTTGATTGCAGAAATAGTAAAAGATAATCCAGTAGTAGCCATAGCCCTTGTTGAATTTGCTAGTAGGCTAGAAGAAAATGTAGATGCTCAAATGCCATATACTCTAGCAGATGCTACTACTGAAATAGCAGCAGAGCAATTTTTGGCGGACCCAATAGGAGCATTAACAAATATAGATTTATCTGAAGTTTTAAACCCTTCTGAATGGGGTAAGGACATGACAGATGATCAAAGAGAAAAGGCGCAAGAAGTAATTGTGCCAGTAATTATTGCAAGTAATATCATAGCAGCAGCTATGACTAGGAGGATAGGATGAAAATAATCAAAAAGGTCCTTAATTATATCTGGGAGGTAATTAAAGAAAGCATTGCCCAAATATTTACCCTCCTTGGATTTTTTATAGCTTGGCTCACCCTTACTGGAAGCGCCCAGCAAGTGGTGGGGGTAGCCACAGTAATAGCTACTGTAATATGGCTAGCCACAATACCTTTGAGAAAAGAAGAGTAGAAATGCTATAATTGAGGCATGAGAAAATTAGGTGCCTCATTAGCTAGCATAATGCTAGCCTTCACAGTTACATCGTGTAACTTTGATGGTTCATTCCGATATGAATGTCAGGATCCAGCCAACTGGGAAAAGGCAGAATGTAACCCTCCAATTTGTGAGACTACTGGAACCTGTTCTAGAGATTTAGTTGGACAGGAAGTATGGGATGAGTACCAGAAATCAAAGGTAAAGAATGGCTAAAGAAAGATTAACCCCACAAGATCTTGATGCAAGACTAAAATTTATTCTTGGCATCACTCTTGGAACAATTTTATTGTGTACATCTTTAGGAATTTTGTACGCTCTTATATTTGTAACACAGCCAATTGGAGCACAATCAGAAAACGATAAAATGTTTTTCAATGTTCTTGGCAGCGTTGCAACATTTATCACAGGAACTCTTGCAGGTTTGCTAATTGGTCAGTCTGGTGCTAAGGATGTTATGGCAGCACAAATGGCAAATAAAGAAATAGATGCAAAGAATACTCAGGCAGACAAGAAGCTTGAATCAGAATTAGAGATTAATGAACTAAAGGCTGAAGTAGAAGCTGATGCCGTTAGAGCAAGATTAGACGCAAAGCCAAATGACCAAATGCCAGCAGAGCAACCAGTAGATACTGACTGGGACAAGGATTAATCATGCCTTGGAATATTAAGCAGGGCGCAGCAGGATGCAAAGGTTATGCTGTTGTAAAAGAAGGCACAAACGAATTAGTTGGATGCCATGATAGCGAAACAAAGGCTAAGGCGCAATTAAGAGCACTTTATGCTAATGAGGTTGAAAAAGCCAACCCATGTTGGGAAGGTTACGAAATGGTAGGCTGGAAAAACAAAAATGGGAAACGGGTTCCCAATTGTGTTCCTAAAGTTAAAAAAGGAATTTTCGGAAGAGGTAAAAACTAATTATGTCAAATGATTTTGCAGTACCAGCAGAAACAGAAAAGGCTCCAAAAGGTAGCGCAGCTAGATTGATACAAGTTGCTAAGTCACAAGTTGGATACATTGAAGGTCCAAAAGATAATGAGACAAAGTACGGAGCATTTACTAAGGCTAATTTTCAACCATGGTGTGGATCATTCGTAATGTGGTGCGCTGATCAAGCTGGAGTAAAGGTTCCAAATACTGTCTATACCCCAGGAGGCGCAGCAGCATTTAAGAAATCTGGAAGATGGATAGACGTAGATTTAGCTGATCCAGAGCCAGGGGATATTGCATACTTTGATTTTCCTGGAGACGGAGTAGATAGAATTTCACATGTTGGAATTGTCGTAGAAGACAATGAAGATGGAACCGTATGGTGCATTGAAGGGAATACTTCAAGCAGCAAAAAGGGTAGCCAAAGAAATGGCGGAGAAGCTTGTAGACAACTTCGTGCATTTAAGAAAAATAAAAAGGGTGTCCAAGTTTCTATAGTAGGATTTGGAAGACCTAAATTTAAAACTGTCGGTGGCGGCGGTTCAAGCAATAACATGGCATAATGAATAAGTATACGGTCAAATTAGAGGTTATGGCAGAGGTAGAAGCCTTTGACGAAGATGATGCAAAAGATTATATTACCGACATATTTGGCACGGATGACGAAATAAAATCAATAAAGATAACAAGTATTAAAGAAAAATAGTTGACAAGCGCTATTTGATTCCTGTATAATATTATATAGGTCTAAAACATACAAATTGGACAAATGTTACATTTATATGAAAATGGAGTAGAAATACTCATGAAAAGGCTAGAAAATAAAAAGCTTGATTCATATTGGAACAATTATAATCTCATAGTGTGGAAAAAGGATCAAGGCGGATTCTCTAATACCAAGGGTGTATTTAGAAATAATAACTGGGGAATCGCTGATGAGTTTCCAGTTAGTCAAAAAGGAACTTGGATACTACCGCTAAAATATGTCAAATATTTTAAATGAATTAAATTCAGATGAAGACAATATTCAATGGTGGCATTTAGCAGCTTGCCAAGGAATGGATACTAATTTATTTTTTGACAAGTATGAGATTGATATTAATATGGCAAAAGCAATAGATCAGTGTTGCCTATCTTGCCCTGTTATACAGATGTGTCATAAGTCAGGAATAGAAAACAATGAATACGGTGTATGGGGCGGAGTATATCTGTCGTCTGGATCTTTAGATAAAATGAAAAATTTACACAAAACAAAAGACATATGGAAACAGATAAGGCAAAAACATGCCGTCTAACCTATATAATGATAAGCATTTTAAACATGGAATAAATTTATGGACTGGTGAACCAAACAAGCCAGTGTTTTACAACGAAGAAATGAGAAAGAAACTTAGAGAAATAAAGAAGCCATTGCTTCTTATGATGGATGTAGTTAAATACCCAGAATTTCTCGCCTTAAGATTATATGAAGATAACTTTATACAGTTTACTGGAAGTAAAAAAGAAGAAGTTATAGATTATGTTGCAAAGGTAAAGAAGATGATTGAGTCATACGGTGTAAGATGCGAACTTGAGGGGGTTCCAGGTGGAAGAACAATTACTTAATGTATACATACAATCAGAACAGGTGTATGGAACTGTTAAAAAAATGGGAGCTTTTGCCTCAATGGTAAAATATGAAATAGATGGTGTCCAATATGAAGAATTATTGGAAAATGATGATTTACTTTTCCTAGGAGAATAATGGAAAAAATACTTTGCTACTCATGTAATAAAACTAAGAACAAATTAAATGTAAGAAGATCTTCTCTTCTGCCAATCAATTTGTTTTTGTGTCAAACATGTATCGATCAAAAATTAGAGCCAAGGTGGGTAATTTTAATTTCTGGTCGACAAAATGGACATGAGCATGTTAAAGAATTTGTGCAGAAAAAAAGATATATTGGATTAGATATAACTGCTGCAGAATTGTTAATTTAATTATTATTTGCTGTATAATTGTCATATAATGGAAATTAATTATGTGACAGTTGTTTTGTCGCTTTTAGCGGCTATTTTAAGCGGTATGGGTACAGCCATAATTGCTGGATTAAGGGACTCAAAAAAAGAAAAAATTAGGCGGGAAGAAAGGGATAAAGACCACCTAAAATTAGAGGTCAAAGACCTTAAAATTGAGTTATATAAGCTTGAAAAAGAATTAACTGAATGGAAAGACAAATATTATGAGGCAATACAGGAATTAATTAGCCTTAAAGCTGAATTAGAAAATGCTTTAACTACGCTTAGCCATATTGAAATGCATGAGAATCTGGACTCGGAATATTTAAAATAGTAGAATAGGTTTATGACCTGTATTGTAGCCCTTTCAGTAGGAAATAAAGTTTACCTTGGTGGAGACTCTGCCGCTTCAGATGAAAAGTCTGGACTAGTTTTGCAGATAACAGATCCAAAAGTTTTTAAAGTTGGTCAATACGGAATAGGGTTTGTTGACAGCTTTAGAATGGGTCAAATTCTTCAATACAATTGGACTCCACCAATTTATAAACCAACAGCAGGTTTTAAAAATTTAGATAAGTTTATGCGTACTAAGTTTGTAGAATCCATTAAAGAAGTGTACC